TTTGATGAGACATCTAAGATTCCTTTAACAAACAGGAATTTATTTGTTCCTAAGTATCCAATGAGTGCCATGGTCAACGGATATCTGTTCGACGGGCTAGATGAAATGCCTCAGGCCCCCGGGGATGATGTCACTTATCTACAGAGCCGGAGAGACATGGCCTACGCGGTGCAGACACAGACCCAGGAGCAGGTACTTAAATTGATCAAAGACGCAGTCAAACGGACAGGACGTAAAAATGTCGTGCTCAGCGGGGGATATGGACTCAATTGCGTAGCCAATTATTATTATCTCACAGAACTCGCGAAAGAAGGCATCAATTTTTATGTCGAACCTATTTCGAACGATGCAGGCACCGCGATTGGCGCTGCTCTGATGTTTTGGTACGGAATGCAAAATGATGAAACTATCCGTGTACACGACACGCTGTATCTCGGACCTTCATACTGTTACACCAACGAAGAAATCGAAAGCAAGGTTGCTGCGATCAAAGACGCTACGGTTGTTGATGCTGCACACAAAGACATCGTTAAACTGCTACGTGAAAAGAATATCGTGACCATATTCCAAGGTCGATCAGAAAACGGTCCTAGAGCATTGGGTAATAGATCTGTGCTGTTTGATCCCACATTCCCCGACGGCAAAGATTATGTCAATATGGTCAAACGCAGAGAGTACTTCCGTCCGTTCGCAGGATCTGTCTTAGAAGAAGATGTACACGAATGGTTCGATCTCAGAGGAATGAAAAACTCACCGTTCATGATGTATGCTGTCAATTGCCAACCGGGCATCGCCGAAAAGATTCCTTCGATCATACATGAAGATGGTACCTGCCGCATACAGACAGTTAACAGAGAGCAGAATCCACACTACCACGATCTAATCAAGGCTTTCAAAGATGAAACTGGAATTCCTATAGTGTTTAATACCAGTTTCAATCTCGGTGGCGAGCCTTTAGTGGAAACTCTCGATGATGCGCTGTGGACGCTGGAAAAATCCGATATCGAATATCTCTATCTTCCAGAGTACGGTAAATTAGTAAAAATACCAAACTAAACAAGATCCGCTCTATGGTAAATACACTATAGATCGGATCTCTTATGTTGAATTTCGCTAACTTTTTCTTACAGGGTATAAAAAATACTCTTCGATTGCAGAATGGAGTAAATTTCTCCTATAAAGGCCCGTGGATTCTGTTCACTGAAAATGCTGTATTGGACGAATTTTATGTAGGAGACTTTATGTCTGCGGAATATACCATAGTCATAGATGCGGGCAATACCAGAAAAGAAATGATCAAGGCACTAGTGGTAGCGGGTCCTGAGTCTGCTGCAGTCACAGTGTATGGCAGAACCAATCTCAATGAAAATCTAATCGACCTAAATGTAGTAGTAACGGCATCAAAATGCACGGTCACGATCAGAGGCGCTACTAGTCCTACTGACAGCACCTATGATAATTCTACGTTATTGGTCGGAGCAAAAGTTATATTCAGCGCGAACTATTATTATACCGTAAACAATCTAGTACAGTATTAACAGATACCTAGACTAAATACTATCGTAGTCTTTGTAGTAGTCGTTGTTGGTGTGATAGCGGAGATCTAAATGTCAATAAATTACATACCTTTCGAGTCTAAAAGCGGCTTTCGTAGTCCGGGATTTACTGTCGACGAATTAGGTAATGTGCAGGTCAGAGCATTAGAAGTAGGTGGCCAAGGCCAAGAAAGCATACTGCGTGCCGATCAGATATATGTAAAAAATATCCAATTAATAGAAGCGGATTTCGATCAATCATCATTGGTAGCGTTAGGCAGCCAGATCATAGGCAGTTCACTGACCAGATTAGGAACATTAGAATTTCTCAACATTGACGGAGATCTTAGAATCGCTCAGGGATCATCACCGTATTTCAGCGTGGTCAATGGCCACGTAGAAATAGAAAGTTTTGCTGCGGTCGGTCGTATGGACAATATAGAAATCGGTCTTCAAAATCCCGCAGCAGGAAACTTTACATCATTGAATGTTGGCCCAGGGGATAGTTCTGGAGAATTGTCTGTGCAGGGAAATGCATCAATCACTGACGATCTGAGCGTTGATGGTGACTTAACATTGGGCAATACACCATCATTGAGTACACATGCCACAAGAAAAGATTATGTAGACGCAAGAATTTCAGCATTCGCTATCGCCTTCGGGGCATAAGGAAAAGAATAAATGGCAAAGAAACAGTTAAAATATTATGTATTTGAACCAGGTATCAGTAAAGATGATAACCTATTCCCCAAGGCCGTAGCATTACTAGCCGCTAACAAAACTTTTTTACAGAATCAAGTAGTAGCATTTATCAACGATCAAATCGCAAATAATGTAGCCCCTTATGTAGGCTACACCTATGCTAGTCAAAAATGTACTCGCGATGTAGGATTTTTTATTGATGCGATCTTACACGATCTTAGATACGGTGGTAACGTTCAATGCCGCCAGGTAGCAGACTACTTCTGGATCGATGGCGAACCACAAATCCGAGGCGATGTCACTCCAGAAACAACTGCTCAGACATATCTTAGAACTATCATCAACAGTTTTATTTTTACTAATACAGCAGTGAGTCCAGGATATGGTAACGCTGTAACGCAGGCTTTTATCCTAGGACAAAATGCAGAATCTGGAGCAAGTTCAAGAAATACCACATTATGGAATATATTCACAGATGTGATCACCAATGGTATCCCGGCGATGCCTGCAAAAGTTTCTGGGGTATCTTCTATTAGATTAATTGGTCAGATAGATGTAAGTTCTATTTTATTGATTACAAACACCAATAGCGGCGAAATACTTTATAACTTTGCTGATGCTAATAATTCAATCACAGTAACATATAAACAAGGTAGTAGCAGCAGCGATGGGCAACTGCTCAGTGACGTTGACTTTCCATCTTGGTATCAGGCTAACGATAGCATAACTACTTTGAATCTTAGCACAGATACCAGCAATCTTTCTTCTGCTACTGAATTACAGATATTTGTAGAAGAAGCAGTACAGACGATTCGTCCTTGGGAATTTGGCACAGATGCTATTGAACGTATGCGTGTGGCTGCACCGCAGGCCATGCTTGATGCTGACTTTGAATATGGACTACAGCCTACTAAGTGGCAGGCATTGGGTACGATACGTATGTACCCGTCTGTTTATGAAGTTCCAGGAACAGACTTAGGAATTAGTAATGTCATCACTGATGCATCAGTGAATACCGGTGGGTTTGGTTCTTCATTGATTACTGTAACTACCAGCGGCGTTCATGGATTTTCAGTCGCTCAACCAATAACTGTAAAAGGATTGAATCCCGCTATTCCAGGATTTGCTCGAGCAGAAGGTTCTTTTTTAATTTACAGCATTCCTAGTTCAGTTAGTTTTACCTATTTTTCAAGTGCCAAGGTAGGCACAAGTAGCGGTGACAGCCTTCTAACTACTTTTATACAGATCAGGCAAGCAGGGTTTTTTACCGGTGCTTCGATCGGACAGCCAACATTTTCTGTTTTTAGTAATGGATCAAGCAGCACAGTAACATCAAAGTTTGATACACTAACCGGCAGTTTTTCTATTGCATTTGATGGGACCTCGCCTACAATAGGTTCTCCTATTTCAGGATCTCCTAATATCCCCGGTGGTACATCAGTAGCGGGTGTGGTCGGATCTGGCACAGTCAATGCAAACATAAGAGATAGTGCAACATCACCTTCAGATACAACAATTACATTGGTCGATTTAACCGGTGTGCAACAACAGATGGCCATAGATGCTGCTGGATCTGCTGCCTTTATCAATTCTATTGCCGGTAATCAACTTACACTATCAACAGCAATTGGGGCAACGTATATCGGCGCCAATGCAACTAATCTTACGGTCACAGGCACAAATATCGCACCTATTGGTACCGGTGCGACCTTTGACATATTTCGCAGCGCAGGCATTTATACAGTAACAGACGCTGGGGATAGTTCGTCAAACGGTATTAATTATGCCGAAGGCGACAATCTATTAATATTGGGCACTGATGTCGGCGGTGCAACGCCAGCCAATGATATAATAATTGTTGTTACAGGAGTTGATTCGGGCGGTGCTATCGATACATTCAACTATACCGGCACAGCGATTTCCGGAGGCGCTACTTATACCAATGTGGCCCAAACCTCGACCACGGGCGGCGGCAGCGGATTTTTAATTGACGTGGTAAGAACCGGCGGCACGGGAGCATATGTAGTAACCTTGGCTGCGGGCGGAACATTATATAATCCAGGTGATACTGTAACTTTCGCAGGTACAGACCTAGGAGGATCCAACCCAGCCAATAATATTGTCATACAAATTAACGGAGTAGGATTCCCCAATCAAAATGTAGTAGATTTTGAAATCGTTGGATCACCGATAGGAGATACTGGTGATACTACTTATCCATCAGAGGGGGCAGCAAATATTCCCGCATTAGGTTCTGATGCAGAATTTGATATTGAAAGAGAAAACGGAACATATACAGCAACTATAGCATTAGCAGGCGACGGCGGTGCTGGGTATCAAGTTGGTAATCGTATTAGAATTTTAGGCACAGCATTGGATGGTGCCAGTCCTTCGAATGATTGTATTGTAAGGGTCACAGGAATAAGTGCTGGCGTAATCACCACCACAACCGCAGAAGGAACACCATATGCAGGTGATCCTATAGCGATTTATCCTACCCTAATCATCAGTGAAGCAGTAACCGGAACAATTTTAGATGGCACGGTGCTTAACACCGGTGCTATTGCTACAGTACAGGTTGATTTTAGTTCAGCGCATGGACTCGTGCCTGGCACTACAATATTGTCACAGGTCACTTCTCAACCTGCCCCAGAATTTGCCGCGCAGGCCAGAACCTTGCCGGCATCGGGCACATGGACAGGGATAGCAGGCCTGGGAGGTGTCTATACAGCAGTATTATCAAGTTCAGTTACCTCTGCTAGATCGACTGATGGTCAAACTTGGTCGGCAGGTGGAAATATGCCTTCAGGTGCTGCCTGGAGATCTGTGGCAGCAGGAACTGTCGGATCTACAAATTATTTCGTAGCAGTAGCAACGACAACATCCAATGCCGCAGCATGGTCGGCTAATGGAGGACAGACCTGGACAGCAGCAACACTACCATCCTCAGCTAACTGGGTGTCAGTTACTTTTGGAGACGATAGATTCGTGGCTATAGCCTCGGGCGGTACTGCCACAGCATTTTCCACAAACGGTGGACAAACATGGACGGCAGGCGGAGCATTAAGTTCTTCAACCACATGGACGGATGTTGCAGCGGGATTAGTCGGTACCAGCGTGTACTTTGTAGCGATAGCATCTGGCGGTACATTGGCAAATTATTCTGCAGACGGAGGAGCATCCTGGCTAGCCACCGGAGCATTACCAGCATCTACCACTTGGTCAAGCCTAACCTATGGCAACAATCGCTTCTTCGCAGTTGCCTCTGGAGGAACTAGCGCAGCATTTTCAACCAGCGGCACTGTCTGGACATCAGCCACACTGCCCAGCAGTGCCTCTTGGAGTTCTGTGACATTTGGTGATGACGTATTCTTAGTTGTGGCGTCTGGCAGCACATCTGCACTGACTTCTTTCACCGGTGAAACGGGTTCGTTTACTGCAAGAACCTTGGCTAGCACATCAAATTGGGCAGAAGTGGCTTATACTGCCTATACAGGCTTTGGAAGATTTGCCGCGGTAGGTAACACCAACGCAGCCCAAAGTATTGACTTAACATCAGCCAACCATCAATTAGGTACTGGCCCACACGTAGTTACTGCTGTACCGTCACCTACTACTATAAGATTTCCTTCCAGGACTACAGGAACGATTAATACATCTGCTGCGGACATGGCCGGGGTAATTTATGCAAGACCAGACGCATTCTTTACGCACAGACCGTTTGACGGTGGTGTACAGTTAGGCACAGGCAATCCCAGCCACGGCGCACAGGCTATACGTCAAAGTAAAAAATATATTCGTTATCAATCTGGTAAAGGTATGATGTATACCACAGGCGGATTGTTTGCACCTAGTTATAACATCGCCAGTGCCACTGCTGTAGATACTGTGATTAACAGCCTGATCACAGTTACACTAGATGATACAGATCACGGTCTACAACCAGGCGCCGAGATTGAAATCATCGGAATGTTGTCATTCGAATATAATGGTGATTATACTGTTGAAAATATCATTGATGCACGTAGATTCCGTGTAAGATCAAATGTAACTTTAACTACAACAACAGCACAACTAGGTCCCGATTGTAAGATATTACTAAAACGCTGGCACGGTGCCACGGTGCGTATTGGCGCATTCGATGAACAAAACGGTATTTTCTATCAGTATGACGGACAAGAAATGGCTGTAGTCCGAAGATCCAGCACCAACCAGTTAACCGGCACGATTAGTATTGCCACAGATAGTAACAACATATTTGGCGCGAGCACAAGATTCACAGAACAATTAAAAGTTGGCGACAAGATAGTTATCAGGGGTATGAGTCATTTGGTAACTACGATAACCAATAACACAACAATGACAGTTACCCCAGACTGGAGAGGTGCAACTTCTATTACTGGTGCTAAGATCTGTGTGACGGAAGATCTTTATATTCCTCAAAGTGAGTGGAATATGGACAAATTAGACGGAACAGGTCCTAGCGGATATAATATATTGCCATGGCGTATGCAGATGTTAGGTATGCAATATTCTTGGTACGCTGCTGGATTCATTGAGTGGATGCTGCGTGGCGCCGATGGAAGGTTTGTATTCTTACACAAAGTAAGAAATTCTAACGTAAACACAGAAGCATATATGCGCACTGCTAATTTACCTGTGCGCTATGAAGTTGAAAATAGATCCGCAGTCAGTAAACTTGCAGCAGGTATAGACAGTTCAGCAACTAGTTTACGTTTAACTTATGCTAGGAGATTCCCAACTTCTGGAACATTGTATATAGATAACGAATTAATTTCTTATTCTGGCAAATCCGGTAACACATTGACCAGTTTAACCAGAGCAGCAACATTCCTCGCATTTACCGCTGGTCAAAACAGAACTTTCTCCGGTGGTATAGCAGCAGCACACTCAGAAGGTGCGGGAGTGACATTGGTCAGTTGTACAACCAGTCCAACTATCAGCCACTGGGGTTCTGCTTTATTGACTGACGGCTTATTCGACTCAGATCGAGGCTACATTTTTAACTATGCTGCCACAGGTTTAAGTCTTACCACTGCTAAACAGACAGCATTCATGATACGATTGGCTCCTTCAGTTTCCAATGCTATAGTTGGTGATTTGGGCGAACGTGATCTACTGAACAGAGCGCAGTTATTGTTGAATGAAATTTCTATCACCAGCGATACGGGCACAGGCGCCATTGTTGTTGAAGGAATTTTGAATCCGAAAAACTACCCTGCTAATCCAACTAATATTACGTGGACAGGCTTAAGCGGTGCTGCTGCAGGTGGACAACCTAGTTTCGCACAGATCGCACTGGGCGGTTCTATCAACTGGGGTGGTGTGCCGTTGACTACAACCACAGCGACTATCCAAGGTGCGTTGACTACAACTATCACAGCACGTGGTTTTAGTGCGGTTACTCAGATCTTGACAGCCATAGCCAATAACACATTTAGAACACAGGCATTTGTTACTACACAAAATGATTTCTTTATAACCAACACTGCCTTTGATACAATTACAGCAGGTGCTACACCGTTGCGTGTGGGTGATCGTTTGTTCGTAGCATCATTTGTCACTGGTGGACAGACTATTTCCAACATAACGCGAGGCTATCTATCAAGCTCATTTACCAGAATCGTGATGAGCGCCAACGCTAACGGTAACAGTGCTGCTTTTGCCAATCAGTCAGTGACTTGTACTAACAGTATTTCAACTACTTATGCCAACGCATACGTGAACGGTAGAACTGATTTCTTAATCACTGATGCAGAAGCAGCATCTTCATTCATTGCTACAGGTGATAGATTAAGTGTGGCATCATTCCTAGTATCAAACCAAACCATACAGAGTATTACTACAACTTTTGCCAGAGTCAGCGGAACTAACTTTACCAGGATTGTCATGAGTTCGGGAGCAAATGCTACTCAAGCAGCCAACGTAAATACCACAACCACAGTAACAGCATCGGGAACTGCAGCATCTTACACTGGTAACTTTTTGTTCTTCACCCAGGCAACATGGAATAACAGCGGAGCCTCTCAGGGCACACGAGTGTCCACAGCATTCACACAGTTTCCTGCAAATACCGCGGTTTCTGTAGTGTCCAACAGGAGATTAGGTGCTACGACGGTGATACGTGCTACGTTTACTCAGACATTAACTACCTCTGTTAGTGCTGCCGGTACAGTAACATTCCAATTTGGCGACCCGCAGTTTGCTCTTCCAGGAGAACAGGTATTTTCATTCGTAACCAATCCAGGAAATCTCTCAAATTTAAGTCTTGTAGACTTGAAAGAATTAACCACCACAGCATTAGGAGGCAGGGGCGCATTCCCGAATGGCCCGGACGTGCTGGCCATCAATGTGTTTAAGGTTACGGGAACTGCTACGCCGGGCGCGATTATTCTGCGTTGGGGAGAGGCGCAGGCTTAACCGCAAACTTGTTGCGTTCGATCTGATCTAATTTCGTATCTAGTGTTTTTTTGATAGATACGATATTAGATCGGATGTCAGCGATGTCATCTCCCATGCGACCAGTTAATATGATCTGATCATGGCTGCGATCTATATAACTGACCTGCTCGATCAATTGCCTTAATAATTTTTCTAATGCAGATCTGTTTCCCTGATCGCCGATAGCGTCGATCCTGGTCTGGTATCGTTGACAGTCTTCTACGAATCGGGGGTTAGTGGTTAGTTTTGGAATCATTTTCAAGCACCATTATAGTTTCGATTTTCGCTCGTATCAGCGAATTATTTAATGTCGTTTTCAATCCAACGTGCAGATTTTTTGGCAGATCGTTGATATTAGCCCAGCATATGGTTTCATTGTCAGATCCGAAAAATTCTTGATCTACTAGACAAATGTAAGTGCTATATTCAAAACCTCGATCCTCACTGAGATATAATTCGATCGGTATTATCCTACCTGTAGAATAATCGTTCAACAGTTGTTGAGAATCATCTAAAACCGTAGAATTACGTGCGAAAGTAGGCACGGTCCATCGTTCGTCTTGTAAGATTAGAAATATCCTATTGGTTTTTTTAGAAAGGAAAAGTAATCCGGCACGCTGTTGCATACCTATACTTATTGCGGATCTAGATCTAATCTCCAATAACCGGCAGAATATTCTCCCTCAAACGACTTTAACCATTGTTCCCCGTCCCATCGATATTGCACACCGGTACGCAGATTTTGGAAATAAGTAGGAACGAAATCTTCTCCAGATACTCCCGCATCTTCCAATAGATGATCATCGGGATTCCAGACAGTCGTCCAAGAGGTGCCAGTCCATTCTATGATAGAATTAGCCTTGATCACAGGATCATTACCGTCCGAATTTTTCCAACCGTCGGGTCCGTCGTAGACCTGTCCCTGGCTGGAATCCGATGGATGGCTGGAATCCCAGTTTTGTTGATTGATTAATCCGGTGCTGGCGCTGTTATTGACATCATCCAGCATCAAAAATCGCACACCGGCTGTCACTGGTTGATCTGTCATCTCTCCATTGGGTCGTTTAGGATTATACTTATAAGGATCTATGATAGCATCTACTGTGGTCCATTGATTGTTGGATCTAGTTGGCCCAGAAATTATAGTGTTGCTGGGTCTTGAATCGACATCTACAGTTACCAGTAGATAAGTAGGATCGATTTCATTGACTACGAATGTTCCTCCTATCTCATTACCGCTAGGCTGTAGGAAATAGATTTTGCTGATGCCAGGATTGTAACCACCATATACATTGAGTATCTTCTCCCAATCTACTCTTTCTCCTTGCTTGATAGGCGGTAACAGCCCTATCGAAGTAATTACCTCTCCTGGGCTGATCACAGAAAGATCGTAATCTCTATCTTGGCCGTTATTGCTTTTAAGGAATAAAACTCCGAACTGTCCGGGAGTGGTTCGTATCTGTGCGTCTCCATCTTCTTGATTGTATATTAATTCTTCGAGATCTTTGACGTCTCCTGAATCGGTGAACACGTTCATTACTAGATTGCGTATGACTCCCATCTTCTTGACTTTGGCAGGCGGAGTGATATAGATAGGAATCGTGAACTCCATAGTGGCTATGTCTATATTGGTGTCCGCACCTTGCGGAATCGTTCTCGAACTGAAATTTATGGTTTTTAAATCTACCACGCTGATGCTGGTCCAATCGATATAGTTATCAGTGGTCTGTATTTCTAGGCTCGGATTGAACAACATCAGGATCTGTTCTAGTATCTGTAATTTTTGGTCAGTGTTGCTGGTCCATAGTTCAGCCTTCATCGATAGTTTAAAAGGAGTGGGCATCAATCTTTCTACGGTATACCCTCCGCCTTGGTAATTTTCATATATAGGTGTACCCCGTAATCTCACATCTGGATGATCGTCGGGATAGAAATCTTCAAATGCTCTTTCACGGATCTGCATTTTACTGACAAAACTAGCGTCTGCTAATCGTCCCGTATCCAGTTCTAGACCGGAAATATAACAGGCGATTTTAGGCACAGTCATCATTTTATTTTCAGAATTTTCCATGATGATAGCAGCCACTTGCCTGGTTAGATCTCCGTAGGTCACTGGAATATGTCGTAGCGTGTCGTCACCGGTTTTATATTTAAAACCGATAAAGATGCGCATGAATTGTGTGACATATCTTCTTATCTGTCCGTCATAAAACCAATCCATTATTCATCCGCCTTTGGTCTTAGAGCCTTAGTGAGGCTCTGTTTTTCTTTCACTGTTTTACCGTTAACAGTGGCCTGCTTGTTGTTGTTTATAAACGTGGTCTTATGGGTCAGTTTTACGTCTTTGCCTAAGAACATGTCATTGGGCGATCCGCCTGCGACAACATCCTCATTACCAAGATTATTCAATGTCATTCTAGTAATGTCTTCGACTTTGACCCATCTCGTTCCACTAAATCTAAACAATCGTTTGGGACTGTAATCTGTTCGAAGATGGAATTGACCGATACCAGGCTGTAAAGGAAAAGCGATTCCGGCAGTAAATGGTGCACCGTTGGGAGGGACTCCGTCGCCGTCCCCGATCATCGGACCGTTGTATTCCGGACTCTGGAAAATCGTAGATGATGTAGGTCCCACATAAACAGGATCACCGTTCTCGTCCACTAAAGGATCGCCATTGGCATCTGTGGCCTGTGTCTGCATAGAGGCCAGCAATTGTGTATTGTCTGCGGTTACTATCTCTACTTTTCCAGTCTCGTCTTTCTGCAACATATAATGTTGCGTGGTGTCAAATCCACTCTTAGGAGAATCTAATTCGGCCTGCTCAAGGACCGCTTGCGTGATCTGCATTTCTTTTTCATAGGTGCTCATCAGATCTCGCAAGGTCATATCTGATCCTTCACCTGCGATGCTATCTAATATCTCTTTGTACTCTTGGCTGTCTACCAACGGTTTGCATTTGGCACGATACAGGTGCGGGTACCAAGTCACTGAAAATCCTTCTGCTGCACGAGTGACCTCTTCTATGACATAGAATCTTTTAAGGGCGAATGATAGGTCGTTGAGGGCGTATTCATCTTTGAGATGCGGTAATTCTATGACATCTCCGCTGATAAGTTTCCTTCCTAGTTTTTCTACTGTATCTCGAATATGGAAAGTTATAAAAATAGTGTCATTCTGTAGAAACAATCCGAACTGGCTAAGATTGAAATCTGTATCCTGTAGATTATAAACACCTCGCATGACATATACATCCGGATCATATTTTCTATCTCTGTTTTCTAGAAATAGCAAATCTTGTATCTGTGTCGGATCCGTGGAATCGTATGCGGGAGTGCTAGGTGTATCACCTTGCACAGAAGCACCAGGACCCAGATACTTGTGTATGAGCACATCGGTTCCTCCTATCTGGAACATCTCCCAGGCGGTTTTATCGATGAACTTAAAATCATTGCCCTTTTCGGGCCTATAGAGACTGAGTCTTGGCATAGTTGTATATTTACCGCATAAATACTATCATGAGCCAAATCGACCAAGCCCGTCAATCCGTCTATGACTACTGCAAAACCATGCTAGGCGATGGTATGATAGATGTAGAACTAGATCCCGAACACTATGAAACTGCACTAGATCGCAGTCTAGGCATTTTTCGCCAACGATCCGATAATGCTGTCGAAGAGAGTTATGCTTTTTTAACTCTAAAACAAGATCAAAATGATTATATATTACCTAGAGAAATACAACAGGTAAGACAGATCTATAGGCGTAGCATAGGATCACGCACAGGCAACGGCACAGGCGGCACAGTGTTTGAACCTTTCAATCTGGCCTATACCAATACCTATCTGCTGAGTTCTACAAATATGGGCGGTTTGGCCACTTACGAATTGTTCGCAGGATATCAAGAACTAGTAGGCAAGATGTTTGGATCATTTATCAATTTCACTTTCAATCCCCAGACAAGAAAATTGACCATATTCCAACGTCCTAGAGGGGAAGAAGAAGTGATGTTGTGGGTCTATAACAAACGTCCAGATTTCGCTATAATCGAAGATACATATGCCAATCAATGGATCAAAGATTACAGCCTGGCTAACTGCAAGATAATGCTAGGACAGGCTCGCGAAAAGTTCGCCAGCATCGCAGGCCCCCAGGGTGGCACAGCCCTAAACGGTGCTGCGATGAAATCTGAGGGCCAGGCAGATATCGAACGATTGACCAAAGAATTGGAAACCGCTGTTCCTGGCGGTCACGGTTATACCTGGATCATAGGCTGATGCGAGCACAAGAATTCATCTCAGAATCCCACGAAGAGTTTTACACAGAAACCGCTAAAATGGTCTGGGGTGTAGGTAAACATACGGCTCGAAGCGGCACACCGAAACTAAAATTCCGTTGCACTTCCGGCCCAAGGGCTAGCCGCCAGGTCAGCCACCCTTCAAAATGCCATCAACCCATG